GAACAAGCGGATGCAAACACAGGTGTAAGTGGTCAAGCAATGGCTGCGAATTTAAATAGTGTCTCAGTTGATTTAAATACTCCTGTAGACGTTAGTGGTTTCCCATTAACAATGGCTTTAAATAATGACGATATAATCATTATTGGTGAATGCAATGTATCACCAACTGGATTTGGCTTGACAGCTAGCTTAGGAGCCGCTACAAATGTACTGATTTGGAACGAAGTAAATACTGGCACAGCACCAGTTGATCCTCCAGGATGGCAGGAAGTTTCAACCAATGCTGCATAATAGTGTTTGACTATTGAATAAAATTTAAATAATATACAAGATATTGGAGAAAAAAAATTATGGCTAATACCACTTCCGCAGATTTAAAACTTACAATCCAAGCAACGGGTGAAAACTCAGGTACTTGGGGACAGATTACAAATACAAACTTAACAATTTTAGAACAAGCAATTGCGGGGTATGAAGCTGTTGGTATTACAACAGGTGTTACTTTAGCTTTTACAAATGGTGCAGTATCAAATGGTAAAAACCAAGTATTAAAATTAACCGGAACTATTGCAGGTGCAGTTAACGTTGTTGTTCCAGACACTTTATCAAAAGTATATGTTATTGATAATGCAACTTCAGGTTCTCATGCAGTAACTGTTAAAACTACTTCAGGAACGGGAGTAACTTGGGCAGCAGATGACAAAGGTACTAAAATGGTTTACTCTGATGGTACTAACGTTGTTGATACAGCATTCACAGATTTATCTTCAGATTATACACCACAGCTTTCAGCAGATTTAGATACTAACGGAAACAACATTGAATTTGATAATGCAACAGGAATTACTGACGACTCACAAAACGAACAATTAACATTTTCAAAAACAACTACTGCAGTAAATAACATACAAGTTAAAAATGCAGCAACTTCAGGTTCACCTGAAATAAGTGCAATTGGAGGTGATACAAATATTGATTTAACTGTAACACCGAAAGGTTCTGGTAATGTTGTTTTGGATGGTTTAAAATATCCAAATGCAGATGGATCAGCAGACGAATTTTTAAAAACAGATGGCTCAGGAAATTTATCTTTTGCAGCAGCAGGAGGTGGATTACAATCTATTCAAGTATTTAGTTCATCAGGAACTTACACTAAACCAGCTGGTATAAATAAAATCAAAGTTTATATTACTGGTGGAGGCGGCAGTGGTGGAGGATGTCCCAATTCTAACATCAACCAAAAAGGTGGTGGTGCCGGTGGTGGTGGAACTGCTATTGAAATTTTAGACGCAACTTCAATCACATCTGAAACTGTAACCATTGGTGCTGGTGGGGGTTACAGTATTGGTGATGGAATTTCTGGTGGTACTTCTTCTTTTGGTTCATTTTGTTCTGCAAGTGGTGGTGGCGGTGGAAAACAAGCAGGAAATGTATCGGCACCTGCCGGTGCGCCTGGTGGAGCTGGTATTGGTGGTACTTACAATTTAAGAGGTAGTGCTGGCGGTGAAGCAAATGACATTGGTTCAGCCGAACAAATGGGTGGATCAGGTGGAAGTACTTTTTTTGGCGGCGGCGGTACAGGAGTAATTGGAAATACTGGTCAAGATGGTTCTAATGGCGGTGGCGGAGGAGGAACATCCTCTAATCAACCCCCAACAAGTAGAAGTGGTGGACAAGGTGGTGACGGAATTTGTGTAGTAGAGGAGTACGCATAATGAGAGCATTATTAAATTTTGAGAATATAGTAATAGACGTTCAAACAAATGATTTTCCAGTTCATTCTTCATGTACTTGGATGGACTGTGATGACACAGTTAAAATTGGTTTTAGATATGATGGTACCAATTTTATAGATCCCACTATTCTAAGTGCTGAACAAATTGCAATATTAGAATCAACAAAAGCAATAAAAACATCTGGTAATCAAAAATTATTAAATTTAGGACTTACTCAAGAAGAAGCAACTGCAATGACAGGGTACAAACCAACAGAATAATAAATTTATTTGGTGTAATGAAAGAAATACGTAACTTTATCTCTGATAAAGAATCAAATTCTTTAATTAATTTTCATAAAGAAAATTTTAATTTAAATAATTCTTATAGTAAAAAACACAGGGGAACAGAGGTGCTTCAATTTATGAAAATGCCTAGAAACTCTTTGATTGACAGTGTTTATTCTATTTTAAATAAACATATTGAAAGTGTGGATAAAAACTATGAAATTAATTATTTTGAAATAGTTAGATGGTTAAAAAATGAATCTCAAGATAAACACAGAGATTTTCCTTTTCATCCTTATACTAGTATATTATATTTAAATGATAATTTTAATGGTGGAGAAACTGTAGTCGGTGATAAAACTATAAAACCTGAAAAATGTAAATTAATAAGTTTTGAAGGAAGTCAAATAATACATGGTGTAAATACTGTAACAGAAGGAGAAAGATATACAATTCCGTGTTGGTATAGAAGAAAAAATGTTAAAATTACTTATAACTAAACAGTATGAATTTAAAAGATTATTATTATTATTTTAAATCAGCAATACCAGAACGTATTTGTGATGATATTGTAAAATATGGTAATCAAATAAAAAGTGAAAAAGCTGGTATAGACCATAATAATTCTGGAACAGAATTAGATTTAAAAAGAAGAAATTCAAATATAGTTTGGACAAGTGATAGATGGATTTATAAAGAAATACAACCTTATATACATGAAGCAAACAAAAGAGCAGGTTGGAATTTTAAATGGGATTATTGTGAACCTTGTCAAATTACTACTTATGGAAAAGGTAAAGATGTTAATATTGGATATCATGGTAAAATTAGAAAGTTATCAGTAACCGTTTCTTTATCTGATTCTAAAGACTATGAAGGTGGAGAATTAGAGTTTGATTTAAGAAATAAACATCCCGATGAAAAAAATTTTTTAAAATGTGAAGAAATATTACCTAAAGGATCTTTAGTTGTATTTCCATCTTTTGTATGGCATAAAGTAAATCCAGTTAAAGAGGGAGTTAGAAAGAGTTTAGTTATATGGTGTTTAGGATATCCATTTATATAATATGAAAGAAAATAAATTTTTAATAGTTTTTGCAGGTTATCCTATATTTGTTATTCGAAATGGTTTTTATGTAAATGATAAGGAATTAAATTTTATTAGAAATATAAAATATTTAAATCATTCAGATGAAAAAAATTTAAAATTATCTGAAAATTCAGATATCTTACAACTAGAAGAATTAAAAAGAATAAAAAATTTTTTTAAAGAAAGTTTAAATGATTATGTTTCTAATGTGTTAGAGATTAATAATAGTTTTTCTTTTTGTCAAAGTTGGTCAACAATTCAAAACGGAAAAATACAACATCCTTCACACACACATCCTAATCATATAATTAGTTCAGTTTATTATGCAAAAACTGAAAAAACAGAACTTATATTTAATGTTAGTAGATCCATCTTACAAGATGGATATTATTTTAAATATGATATAAAAAAACATAATGTATTCAATTCACATTCTTATAATGTTGTTTTAAAAGAAGGTGATGTAATTTTTTTTCCAGGACAATTACGTCATGGATCTTCTATAAATGATGAAAAAGAAAGAATTATTATAGGTTCTAGTTTCTTTATAGATGGAAAATTAGGTGATAAACATGACTACAATAATCTAGAAATAATTAACAATAAAAAAGAAGGGTATCAAAATGTCTTTTAAAGAAAAAAAATATCAAGTAGTTAAAAATATAATATCGTCTGAAGTAGCAGAATTTGTTTATAAATATTTTTCTAATAAAAGAGAAGTTTCAAAATTTTTATTTGAACAAAAATATATTTCTCCATTTACAGAATACTTTGGTATTTGGGATGACACACAAATTCCAAATAGCTATTGTCATTATGCAGACATTGCAATGGAAACTTTATTAAGAGAAGTAAAACCTATCATGGAAAAAGAAACAGATTTAAAATTAAGTGAAACCTATTCTTATGCGAGAATATATAAACAAGGAGATGTTTTAGATAGGCATAAAGATAGGTATTCTTGTGAAATATCTACTACATTAAATCTAGGTGGAGATCCTTATCCAATATATTTAGATCCCACAGGTCAATACGACCAACCGGGTGTTGAGATTAATCTTAATCAAGGAGATATGTTGATATACCGTGGTTGCGATTTAGAGCATTGGAGAAAAGAATTTAAAGGAAACGAATGTTGTCAGGTATTTTTACACTATAATGATGCAAGTTTAGAAACAGCTAAAGAAAACTATTTAGATAAAAGACCATTACTAGGACTACCTTCTTATTTTAAAAAATGAAAGAATCTTTAACAAAGTTGATTTTGTAGCTTAAAATATAATAGTATTATAATAGATTTTTTAGATAATTTAGGTATAATCACTTTATGGCACTTAAAAAAGTAGATTTTGCAGCAGGTTTCAACAAACAAAGCGTACCATCAGCTCTTCCAGGACAATGGGTAGATGGAGACTTTGTAAGATTTAGATACACTGCTCCAGAAAAAATAGGGGGTTGGCAACAATTAAGCGTAAATCAAGAAACTCTTCCAGGAGCAGCTAGAGCTCAATTAGCTTTTACAAGTTTAAAAGGTGAGAGATACACTGCGATAGGTACTTCTCAAGGCCTTTTTGTATATTATGGAGAACAGTTTTATGATATCACTCCTTTAGATACCGCTATAACTGGAGCAACGTTTGATACTTTTTCTGGTTCGAATAATGTAACGGTTAATAAAACCTCTCATGGATTAGCCGTGGGCAGGTATGTAACTTTTTCAGGGGTAACTCCCCCAACAGGTTATGTCGATACCGATTTTACAACAGGTGCTTTTGAAATTTTAACTGTTCCTAACGATAATACTTTTACTATTCAAATGAGAGTTAATGCAACAGGTGCAGCCACTGCTTCAGGAGCTGCTACAATTAACCCTTATATTATTATAGGACCTACTTTCCAGACAACAGGGTATGGATGGGGCACTTATCTTTGGGGAGACTCCACATGGGGCACAGAAAGAGGAACTT